CACAATGAATAAAGAAGAAATAATTGAAGTTGCTATACAGGCGGGAATTAAGCATAGGACAGATGAATTTTATTCAGAATTTTGTGATGGCGTTTATTTCGATGACCTTATAACCTTTGCCAAGCTGATAGCAGAAAAAGAACGTGAGGAATGTGCGAAATTGTGTGATGGTTTAACTGGTAGAAATTATGAGTTTGATATGGGTAGATTATTTGCTGGACAAACTATTAGAGCAAGGGGACAAGAATGACAATGCCACCAAAACCACCAGGGTATTACACAGATAAATTATTTACTTGTGATGATATGGATAAAGCTATTCAAAAAGAACGTGAGGAATGTGCAAAGATATGTGATGAATTTGAGTACAACTATTGGCGCAGTCAAGAAGAACAGGAATTCACGCCAATAGATTGTGCTAAAGCTATTCGTGCAAGGGGACAAGAATGAATGAATATTGGTTCCAATTGATTGTAAATTTAGCATTGATTATCGCTATTGTTTTTCTTGTGGTGGGTGAACATTATTTATTTGCCTTAATTTTATGTTGTGGAGTTAGGGTTGTTGGCGAAGATATTAAAGGGAACAAGAATGACTAAACTACCCAGGCAATGGAGTCACTGGTTAGCGGACAGCCATTTTAGAGATACAGCACCAACAAAAAAGTACAGAGGTCTGTACTTCACAGGCAAAGGACGAGCCTGGCGGGTAGTTGAAGATACTCTGCAGGTAAGTGAGCCCTACGCGTCTTTTGATAGGTGGGCGAATAGTTTTGTAGGTTCTGCGCCTATACCGAAGACAAGAGATGAGTTTCGTGTAACAATAGCTAATCTTTTAGCAATGACTTGGGAGAAGTAATGCAAGAACTAATTACACCAGTTGAGGCATACGCCACAACGGACGGGCAATTACACATGACTATTTTTGATGCGCAAGTGCATCAGGCCGGACTGGATATAGAGGACGAAGTTAGGCAGTACATGAAGGATCGGTACTCAAACTACGACATGAACTACTTCTCAAATATGACTGCTATAATGACATGGGAAAAACACAAGAAAGCTAAAGAACTATCAAAATGAAACCAACAGCAATACCAGTCAATTTTGACAACATACCACTAGACCTAAAACGCGTACCGCGTTGGGTCCTCTGGAGATACGTCGAGGTCGGTGATGATGACTCCAAGAGATGGAGCAAGATGCCGGTCCAGACCTCTGGCAAGTACGCCTCATCCACAAACCCAGATACCTGGGTTGATTTTCTTACCGTCCAATCGGCCTATGAGTCCAATCCCGGGAGCTTTTCTGGTGTCGGGTTTGTGTTCACGGACAGCGATAACTTAGTCGGGATTGACTTAGATGATTGCTACGACAACGGTGGGGTGACAACAGACTTTGCAAGTAATATCCTGCTCGGTAACGAGGGATATAAAGAGATAAGTCCCTCCGGTACCGGCGTTAAGATGTTCACCCGCGCCAACATCACTAATGCACACGTTGACCATGACATAGGACTGGAGATCTACCCCCGAGGGAGGTTCTTTACGGTGACGGGTATGGCACTGGGAGGGGCTATACCCGCCGAGGCCCAGGACTTGTCGAATATCATGCCACAGCGCTCACAGTCGGTAAATACTGGAGATGCATTTGCGGACTACGTCGCGCCAGTTGATGGTTGGGATATCCACCGCGTAGAGACCGAGTTGTTGTCTAAGTTGGACCCCAACTGTGGGTACCATGACTGGCTGAAGGTGGGCGCGATATTACACCACCAGTTCGGCGCGGACGTTGAGGCCTGCGAGGCATGGGACCGTTGGAGCCAGGGAGGGGCGAGTTATAAGGCCTCCGGATCGGACAGTTGCGAGGCCAAGTGGGCTACCTACAGGGGCCAGGGGGCCACACTCCGCTCGTTGATATTCCAGGTCAACCAGATGGAGCGCCAGGAGGCCCTGGCTAACGGCGAGGTAATCCTCAGCAATAACGTGATGGAGCACGCCAGATCTTTTTTAGATAATCGGTACAGTACAGAAGAGGGGCGCGAGTTGGTGCACTACGCCCAGGACTTCTACCGGTATACTGGTACGCACTACGATGTAGTCGAGGAGGCCACGATACGCGCTGAGTTGTATTCGTTTTTGGATATGTGCAAGAAGGCCGGTCGGGGAGGTGCACTGGTACCATTCAACCCCACACCGGCATCGGTATCGGGCGCTCTTGACGGGGTCAAGGCGATCGTGCACTTAGCCAACCTACCAAACACCAAGCCACCTATATGGTTAGAAACCTATAGGCTACAAAAGCCGAAGGCAAAGAAACTTATAAGTTTGTTTAACGGTCTTTTTGATATGGAGGACAGCACACTCTACCCGCACTCACTGGGACTATTCACACAAAACTCACTACCATTCTCATATGACACAAACGCGCAATGCCCCAATTGGGAAAATTTCCTTGGATCCGTTTGGGGAGATGACCCTGAATCAATTTCCACACTTCAAGAAATGTTCGGATATATACTTTCTGGGGATACTAGTCAGCAGAAGTTCTTCAACATTATCGGCCCTAGACGATCAGGAAAAGGAACAATTAACAAGGTCCTCGTCGCACTACTCGGACAGCACAATACCGTGGCTCCGCAGTTGGAGGAGCTTTGCGACACATTTGGCCTACAGCCTTGGCTTGGCAAGTTGCTTGCTAGTTTTACTGATGCCAGGGCTCCCGAGCGCAACCGTAGTGCTGTTGTCAGTCAACTTTTGCGCATTGTTGGTGGCGATACTATCACAGTAAACAGAAAGAATAAGGAAAGTTGGAATGGTTATCTGCCTACTCGTATTGTTATTTATTCTAATGAGGTTCTACAGCTAACAGAAAACTCAAACGCGCTCACCGGCCGTATGGTCGTACTTAAGATGACCAAGTCGTTTTATGATCACGAGGATACAGACCTAGCGCATAAGTTGGAGCAGGAACTATCTGGTATATTTAACTGGGCACTGGACGGCCTAAGACGTCGCATAGCGCGCGGTGGGCACTTCCTACAGCCTCACTCAGGCAAGGAGCTTTTGGAGCTTATGGCCGAACTGGGTAACCCGATCGGGTCATTTGTTGAGGATGCGTTGATATACGACCCCAATGGTGTGGCCGATAAGGATGAGGTATTTGCCTGCTTTAAGCACTGGGCACTTAAGAAATCCCTACCGCCGGGCACTGAGTTGGCATTTAAACGACGTTTCCTTGCCGCGACCCAGGAACATCGTGTACAATCCGATTTAGACAGGACGGACGGGAAAAGGTCGCACATCTACCGCGGGGTTAAATTAAACGCCAAGGCCCAGGTGTACATTGATGAACAATTTATGGATGACGGGGAGATATTCTAATGATTAAAAATATAATGTTAGTAGCAGGTCTTGTATTCGCAATGATACTCGCTGTATTTGGTTTGACTTACGCGGGCTATGAGATGTACGCATTTTTTACGCCCAAGTATGTTGCGGTGGACAACGCAGTGTTTAAAGAGTCACAGCAGTACAATGACGGGATGGTTAGAGATTTGGAAAATTTGCAGATGGAGTACAACAGCGCAGGTCCTGAGCAAAAACAGGCGCTGAGGGCGATCATACTGCACAGGTTCTCAGTCTACCCACTGGAGAAGATGCCAATTAATTTACGTAATTTTTATGATCAAGTAAGGGGACAGCAATGAAAAATATTTTATTTATCTTATCACTGACAGCACTACTGGCCGGGTGCTTAGAAGAAAAACCAACAAGCTCACAGCTTGAGCGCAGACAGCAGGAGCTTATGACTTTACAGGCAGTGCAGTCTGTCGGTATGCCTGCAATTACCAATTTCGCTGAGAAACGCATGATGAAGGATATCTTGGAGTTGCGTGATCGCAGTGTGGCAACGACAACGTACATCGTGGACATGAACGGCAATAAGCACAAGTTGTGCAATTCAATTGGCTACGGGCTACCTTACGCGACGCAGTACACCAACCCACAAATGCCACAGCAGGCAGGAACAGCCGGAAGTTATTCAGTATACGTACTACCCCAGGCGGACCCCAATGGCCTCTACAGCCCCACCAGTGCCGATGGTACATGGGTGCTCTGCGTGAACCCACAGACTGGCAAGCCCGTACCGCTCTATATTGAGCCAAGAATTATTGTCTCACCATTCCCACTGGAATAATATGTTTATATACACACTCGGAGATATTGTCGGCACTATACTTATAGTGCTGATGGCGTTTGTCTATATCGGCATTTACATCGGAATCAAACTTGATGAATGGGGCAAAAAATGATTACAGCAATTGGCTTATGCATGATGCTACTAGCGATATTTTTAGCATTGATTGACATAGAAACAGACGGCCTACCTCACTGGTTGGTAGTATTTGCGGTTAGTTTATTTTATGCAGGACTGGGGTGTTTATTTTCCAGTCTAATTGTTTTACTTGTGAGGTACGCACCATGAAAAAGAAAGAAGTTGCAAATCAAGTCGCGCGTGATAGCATGACACACTACTCTGAGGCAGGTAAGGGGGACTTACAGCGCCCAACGGACCACCAAAAGTACGAGGAGGGGTACGAGCGGATCTTCGGTAAAAATAGACCACTGCTACGCGACATGGATGATGAAGATTTTAGAGTGGGGTTAGGAAAATGAAACCACATAAATACGCGGACTTAATTCACGCTTGGGCAGATGGGGTTCAGATTCAAGTTAAATATGATGATTGGGTAGATACTTCTAATCCACAATGGAATGAAAATTTTCAATACAGAATAAAACCAGAGCCTAAGCCTGATATTGTTAGGTATCATGAAGTGTTTCACCGAGTGACGGAATCTTTACAAAGCCCTTATCACAACGTAAAAGTCACATTTGATGGGGAAACAGGACAACTTAAATCAGTAGAGGTGATTAAGTGAACAAGTGCTCGCGCTGTGGCGCAAACTTAATCGAGCTAACAACGCACTACCCCGTGGGATATACAAAGACCGAAGTGATGTGCGTGCATGCCTTTAGGCATGCCCTGAGTGACTTTTGGCAAGAACTAAAGGAAAAATTGACATGGACCAAGAAATCAAACCCATAAACTACCGCAACGCTATTCAGTGTAATATTTGTAATGATGTGATTGAGAGCAAGCACAGGCACGATTTTAAATTTTGCAGTTGTGGGAGTGTTGCCGTTGATGGTGGAAGAGACTACATGCGACGTATAGGGAATATAAATGACTACACCGAACTATCAACATTTGAAGAAGATGAAAAAAGATAAATATTCCTATTACAAAATAACGCCCGGGATCTTCCCGGATATTATTAAGATTTGCTTTTCAAACGAGCAGTTTCAGGATATATTAAAAAATTACGAAATTAAAGACAAGACCGTGGCCTTGCAGATGGGTGTGGCTGAAACGCATTACATACACAACGGCTACCTGGGGATAATAATCGGCGTGTTCAACTTAGATGAGATGGGCGAGGAGGTTGCGCAAGTCAGCGGTACTATCGCGCACGAGGCCAGTCATATCGTGGACCGCATGGCGGAGTACATCAGCCAGGATCACATCACTGATGAGGTACGTGCGTACTTTACCCAGTTCCTTGTGGAGCATATCTGGCTGTGTGTTATTGAAGAAAGAAAGCAAAATGCTAGAAAACAAAATAGAGAGTTATCTAGGAAAACAAGTAAAGAAAAACGGCGGGATGAGCCTAAAGTGGATAAGCACGATAACGGGGGTCCCGGATCGAATAGTGTTCCTAAACAGGCAGATCCACCTAGTGGAGCTAAAGTCGAGCACTGGAAAAACATCGCCAAGACAGAAGATAGTATTCCAACAACTAGCGGAGCAGGGGTTCCCGGTGACGCTAATAAACTCCCTTGAGCAAGTCGATGACTTTATTAAACAGAACAGACCTACACCCGTACCAGACGCACTTCGTGGACCTGGCAAAGAACCTGCCATGGATCGGACTACTGCTACCTCCAGGACTCGGCAAGACTACCACGACGCTAACGATTGTGGCGGAGCACTTCACGGGAAAGACTCTTGTGATAGCCCCGAAGAAGGTAGCGGAGTCTGTATGGGAGCAAGAGACGCAAAAATGGTCTCACCTAAAACATTTGCGCACGGCCTTAGTATTGGGATCGGACGCGCAAAGGGTTAGGGCACTAGAGTCTAACGCAGACATCTACGTCATTAACATGGAGAACGTGGCCTGGCTCTGCGACCACCCTGCGGGATTCATGGAGAACTTTAGTAACCTGGTAGTCGATGAGTCATCCAAATTTAAGGATGCATCCACAAAAAGATTTAAGGCGCTTAAGAAACATTTAAGGCAGTTCAAGCGTAAGATAATTTTGACCGGCACACCTACCCCACAGGGCTTAGGAGACCTCTGGGCGCAGTTGGCCATACTTGACCTAGGGCAACGCCTTGGAAAGTCCCTGACGGCCTTTAGATCGCGCTACATGGAGCCCACAGACCGCAACAGGCATACGGGTATGGTCTATAAGTGGGGAGTCCGTCCAGGCAAGGACCTGGAGATCCACGAGGCGATCAGGGATATCTGCTTCGCGCTCAAGGCCGAGGACTATCTAAAACTGCCAACACTATCGCGCGTCTACCATGACGTGCCGATTGATAAAGAGGTATGGGCAAACTATAAAAAGTTGGCCAAGGATATGGCGATCGAGACCGCAGGTGAGACAATTACGGCAGTCACAGCCGCGACCCTGGGCAATAAACTACAGCAGTTCACGTCGGGTTTTTTGTATACCGAAGACAAGACGGCGATCAGACAGCACGAGGAGAAAGTGAAGTACCTTGAGCAGATACTATGCGAATACACACCGACACTGATTTTTTACCATTACAAGGAGTCGCTAGAGTCTATCACTCGCCAGTTCCCCGAGGCCCGAATCCTGAAAACCAATCAGGACATAGAAGACTGGAGGGCGGGTAAGATTTTAAAGTTGTTGGCCCATCCACAGTCTGGCGGTATCGGGTTAAATTTGCAGTGTAATGTTGCAGATACGGCGCAGGTGGTCTGGTATGACCTACCCTGGTCCAGTCAGGACTATATCCAGGCCAATGCGCGTGTGTACCGGCAGGGCCAGGAGAAGCCAGTCATAATGCACCACCTGATCATACCCAAAACAATCGACAGCCAGGTTGTTGATGTGTTAGCCGGAAAAATTGACGTACAACAAGCAGTTTTAAATGCCTTAAACACTGCAATTGTGGGGGCATAATTTTTAAAAAAAAGACAAACAAGCATAAATTGTGCATTATTATAGCCATGAAAACAAAAAGATACACAATAAGCGCCGCAGTAACACCAAGGTTATCAGATGAGGACATCGACCCCATTGAGATTGATGACCATAAGAATTCTACGGATCCGTCAATCGAGGGTTGGTTGCCCTGGGACCCGGAGGATATTGAGGATATACGCAGGATCATTGACGAGCGCATGAGTGATAAACAGCAGTTCATCATGGACGCGTTTTTGGATGGGTTGACTTGCGGTGACGTGAACGTAACTGAGAAGTACTGGCGCTATCACTTTAGCAAGGCCGTGGAGTTTATTAAGCAGGAGCTAAAGATATGAAGTACGTGATTATTGAAATGCTTAGGGACGGCATATACGAACAGCACCACTATCCTTGCGCTAAAGAACTGGACATGAATGAGTACCAGGACAAGGACGTATGTAGTTTGCATGTATGCGCCAATGAACAAGATCAGGAGCGTATGGGGATAGCCTTAAGGAAAATGCGTGATGACATACAATAATATTGAACAATTCGTGATAGAGATTAATGATCCAGTCAACCACCCAAAACACTACACAGACCACCCCAGTGGTGTGGAGTGTATACAGATCACTGAGCACATGAACTTTTGCCTGGGGAATGCGGTCAAATATATTTGGCGAGCAGACCTAAAGCATGACGCGATTGAGGATTTGAAGAAGGCAGTTTTTTATATCAACCGTGAAATAGAGAGAAGAACAAAATGATGTCAGTTAAAGAGATACTAGAAAAAGAATTAGTAGACGCCTACAGAGACCTGGAGGATGACATCAATGATGCGGCTGAGTCAGAGGAGGGGTCCTACCTTGACCGCAACCTGGCAAACAATCTTGATTATTTAAATGCACTCAAGATTATTGGCCCGTACTTTGTGCACGACTTCAACCGCAAGGTAAGAAGAGATTTAGTTTTATAACCAACGGAGAAAATAATGGATCCAATCCTAACCATGAAAGTATCAGCAACGTTCCAAGTCCAAGAATGGAACTCGTTAATTACCGCGCTTAACAAGCCCAGTGATGCACCAACGCTGTTCCTGGCCAATTTCATCAACGCCATTCAGCAACAGCTTGGACCACAAGTTGACGCTCTTAAAGCAAACCTTACTGAGAAAACAGAAGAGGCGCC